CTGAAATTTCTTTTATAGCCGCATGAAAATCTACACGCTTAACCGCGCTTGGGTCAATCTGAGCCAATTGGCCGACAAAACCAACGACCTCAATAATCCCGTTATAATCCTCTGCCCTTGCCGCAGCAGCAGCTTGCGTTTTATACCTGACCTCATAGATAGACTCGCCCTTTTCCAGACGCTCTACAAGTAAATCAGGGATATATTCTATCTCTGTAATCCCTTGGTCAAGTAATTCCTGTTCTTCATCCGAGCCTTCTATTACGCCAAACTCGCCATTTCTAAATAAAATATTCACACTGCGCTCAATTAAAGGAGTGAATAATTCTGCTATTTGCCTTGAGAACAATGCAGCCAGTGAAGCAATGCGGATATTATTGCGTATCTGCGCTTCACCGAATGTCATTTGCTGATCATTGTTAAAGTCCAGCAGCCTGTCAATGTTAAAGTGCTGTGCGATGCTATCCCTTAGAGCCTCAAGCCTTGCCAATGCGACATTAACATCAGGAGGCGCACCAATATCAAAAATAGGCGTTTGCCCCCCCTGTCCCTCTGAATTAAACACTGTGATAGAATTAGGGGACGTATCAATAACGCCGCCGCCAAACGTGCTGTCATCAAACACACCTTTAGGCATGTTCAGTATTTTTTCAGTTGCAACGATCACAGCCTCTCTTAACGCATTGGCTTCACGTATATCAGGCAAGGCCATCATTGCAGGGCTTCTGCCATATCTCTCGTAGTTCAGCTTTCTAAACCGCCCTACAGCAATCGGCATTTCATTGAAGCCGCTTTCCTTAATCATATGATTTCCATCATACTCAATGTGAAGCGACTGAATCGGCATGGATAACACACCTGCCTCAGCCTTTGGCTCTTCACGCGGGGAAATAACGTGCAGGATTTTTACAAATTCGTCACGCTTTCCGTCATTATACTTTTTGCGAAGCCCTTCTGATACGTTGTCAACCCCGTACTCATCAATAACACGGTTCAATCTCCACTCAAACAAAAGATAAATCTCGGTAACTTTGCCGCCCTTACCTTCCTCAATATACATTTCCTTCACGCCATAAGGCTTATACATTAGCTTAGACTTGTCGCCTTCGTCTGTCCCCACGCCAGACGTGCCGAATATCATTTGATCTAACATATACTCGTCAAGCGCAAGAGAAAGATTAGCAGCAGGGTCGTCCATAGCGCGAACCGTGCGCGTGTGCATTTTCTCGTAAAACTCTTTAACCTCGGCGCTGTCCCCCAGCTCTTCCGGCGCTACAATCTCGATTGATTGCTTTGCGCTGCCCGGCCACAACAAACCAAGTAACGCCGATGCTGAGTTGTGCGCTGCGAACGTGCCTAAACTGTCATAGATTAAATCGTTAAGAAATTCGCCGGGCGTTTGTGTCGCCTCAAAGTTTTGTTTCACTTGCGAAACATACTCACCCAATAACTGATACTGGTTATTCCAAGTCGATCTATCAGCTTTAATCGTATTAAAGCGTTCAATGTGTCTTTTAATCTCCATCAGGCACCCTTGAGAAAGCGTTTATTTGTATCGTCTTCCTTTTCCGCTGTGAGTAGACTGGCTGCGAATTTCTTGCGATTGCTTTCCTTCTGTGCGAAAGCCTGTTCATCTTCTGCACGCTTTTTTGCTTCTTTTTCTGCCTGTTCTTTTTCTAACCGCGCCCGCTCTGCCTGACGTGCTGATTCCTGTCTCTGTGCAATCTCCGCGGCACTGGGGCCGCTAGTTTTGGGGCTAAACTTACTCATCTGAAAAATCCTTTATTAAAACGCTTCCACCCTTTATTTCAACAAAACCAAGCCGCTTTAGAAGCCGTGTGAATACACTAGCATGATGGCCATCATTGTCAAAACCAGCTGTTGAAGTCGAAAATAACTTCACAGCGCCCCTAATCCTACACTGTTCGATAAAAAATGTACAAAGTTTTATTACGTCTTTACTGCGCCGATATTGTGGAAGTATGTAAAACATTTCCTCAAAGGCTACTGGCTGTTTATGGAATGGCTTGGCGATACTTGCTGTAACAAATCCTTTAACTGTATCACCATCAACTGCAACGGCGGTGAAGGTGTTTTCCTGCAAAAACTTAAACCACACAAAATCAAGCGCCGCATCTGAATCAAAATCCATATTATTGTAAAACTTTGATTCCTCCATGTATTTTCTCAACATGGCGTGTATCTGAAATAAATCTTTCTCCTCGACCAAGCGAATCATCGTTTCTGAAACCTGCTTGTTGTTTTTAACCCTTTGTTTGCGGCCTTAATATTTGCTCGTGTCAACAGTGAGCTAACAGGATAAGCAAAAGTTAAAGCAGCCGCGTCGCCTAAATCCGGCGACATACCAAATTCTTCCTTGATTTTATCCTTAGAAACCAAAGTAATTAACCCATCACTTGTTTCACGATAATCAGGAACGGCCAAGAAATCAGCATGTATTTCGTCATCATCAGGAATGCAAACATCCTCGTCTAGCCAATCGCGCAGATTGCACCACATCTCTGTTCGTTTATTTCTGTAGAGCCTGTCTTCACTGGCTTTAGACGCAAAATGAACCGCTCTAACGCACTTATACCCTAACTCGCGAAGCCTGTCATATATCGCATATGAGTTCGTACAGTCTATATTCACGCTTGCGGGCTTGTATTCTTCAATATACCGCGCAATTCTTGCCACTGTGTCCATATCATCGCCCTTGGATTCGTATCTTACGATTTTCTCTATTTCCCTACCGCTCCTAAAGCAAAACGCTGTCCTGTCCCCTATACGCGCAGGGTCAACACCAATAACCAACGGCGACATATTGCCAACAATACTCTGTGCATTTCTCGCCGCTACGACTCTTTCCGCTTTGATAAGCGTATCGCCTGACGTTTGAAAAGCCTCTTGTATCGTTGACGGGTATTCCTGTTTAAACTTCCAGTCGCTACCAAAATTATTCATCTTAACGCGCCGCCAAGCCAACTTCCTTAACTGGCGCTCTTCGTCATAATCACGCAAATACAATGAAGCATATTCTAACTCTTCATGCGTCGGGCTAAAATCTGTTGTGTCTTCCTCGTATTCGTCCATCCAGAACCAAGGTAAAAACGCAACGCGGTATTCATTCTTCTTTGCAAGCGCATCCATGACCATGCGGTAGAAGTAGTTACCCATACCCTTAGCAGTGCTTTCAAGGATGATCTCTGTGCCAGGTAAATTAGGGATAGATTCCATTAGCCCAGTCTGGATGTCGTCTGTGTTCTTCCACATAGCCACCTCTGAGCCGTGAAATAACTGAATAGTGCCTCCCCTGCCAACCTCACCAGAACCTGCTGTACCTACATAATAAACAGAATTAAGGTTTTCAAAGTCTAACTCTCTTGCGTTAGATCGGCGTATTGTAGGCGCTATTTTTGATGATTCATTAAATAGCTTCACCATCTTGAATAATTTGTCTGTAGTGCCGCTCTCGTGAGAAAGAATAAAGGTTCCTACAGCCCTGTTTGTCGATGTTTTTTGGTAAAACCTACCAGCTACATACGTGCTTATGCCAGACTGTCTACCCTTAACAACAAGCATCCTGACCTTGCCAGTCTCTCTTATTTGCTCTTCAAGCTGTTCATGGAAGTAGGATTGAGATTGATTAAATACAAACGGGACAATCTTTGCGTCCTTAGTTTTAATCTTTAAGATGTTACGCGCAAAATACGGTAGATCTTCTTTGAGCGCTTTAAGCTTTATTATCTCTTCATTACTTAGGCTCATCTAAATCTGCCAACTGGTCTGATATTGTTTTAACAGTGGCCTCCATGTTCACATCGGCGCGTGATAGCTTGGGATGAATGTATTCTGTAAATTTAGAAAGTATCTCAAATGCTTTGGCGGGGTCTTCTTTTGCAATAACCTCCAACCATTTTGCCATTTTAGGCGCAGATTGTTCCAAAAGATCGTTTAACTTTTCTTTAAACTCTAAAGTTGCCTTGTTAGGTTTTCCCTTTGGTCTGCCATTCGGATTATTTGTCCTGCCTTTAACAGCCATTTTGTAAAGCCCTGTAGTTTACAGAATTAATTAATACCTAAAAGCATGTAAATCCCAAATATAATCACCCCTACAATCATGCCTAAACCTAAAGATAAAAACAGATCAATCATCAACCGGCCCCAAATCTTGAACATTATCAGGCTTTTTGCGTTTTACACGCTCTTTGTGCTTTTCGATGGCCTTTGCTAGTGCTTTAGCCTTAAAGTCCGGGCGCTTGTAATTGTCAATGTTTTCCGGAATACACTGCAATTTTGTTGCTTCAATCAAGAGAGCCTCAAGATCACCGTTATTTGATTCTTCTTTTGAATCTTCAAGTGAGACAACCTGACAAGTGCGAACGCGCTTAAAGTTTTTAACTTTTTTCCGTAACCTGTCCGCAATTAAACCCTGCACAACAATC